TTTAACGGTTTTATCTAATTCGTTTAATGCGTCTCTGATTTCTCTCATTGAACGACCAACTTTTTGTTTTGGTGTCATTGATTCATCATTTCTCCAATCGTGATAACGACCTTCGTTTACTGATTCTAAATTTGCCTTGTCCATAACGTTTACTATTTTTTGTAATTCTTTATGTAGTTTCTCTAATACTTTGCCTGTCTTGTCATCTACTCCGTAAAATTCATTACTATCATAACTACGACCACCAATTCTATTCATTATAAAATATTGTAGAACTGATTTAAATTGTCCATCTGCTAATTTCTTTTTTATGTCCGTTAAATCAAATCCCTTTGATATATCTCTATCTGCTTTTACTAAAGCTGGTGCTACAAATTTTTTATATATACTTAAAACTGCTTTTAATTTATTGACATTTCTTTTAATTGGATGCTTTCCTAATGGGCCTTTTAGATTATTGGCCTGTTTGATGACTAAGTTCATAGCTGTCATAAAGTCTTTGTTGAAGTTATCTACACTAACATATTCTTTGATTACTTCCTCATTTACTTTTGTATACCCTACGACATCTGGCTTTGGATGACCACCTTGTGAACCACTTGCAGAACTTGCAAATGCTTTTGGTGTATCGTAGTGTCCTGTTCCTGTTCCGTCAATACCAGCTGTTGCTGTTGTAGAAACTTCTGCAAGATTCTTTTTAATTAACTCTCGTATAATTTCTTTTAATCTAGCTAATCTTTGTGCTTTGGACATTCTTAATTTCCTTAATTAATTCATAATATCTCATTAAAGCAACCACGTGTTTATCTTTCACGACTTTTCCCTTAGTAGCGCTATCTGTATAATCAATAGCTTCTGCTAATTTTATTTTTGTAATCTTGTCATTGACATTTGGTAGTAATTTCTTTAGAGCTTTTTTAATTTTAACTACTTCATTGTCTATAAATTCTTTTAATGAATTCGTATTAGATACATTATTGATATATTGTTTCAATAAGTTTCTTTGATTTTCATTTAAAGATTTATACTTAGAATTAAACTTATCAACTAATAATTGATAGCTTAATAGTCTTAAATCTTTATCTTGTTCAGAGTAATTCTCAATTAATTGATTAGATTTTTTAATTTTACTATCAGATTGAATGATATGTTCAGTTATAGTAATGACTGAGTCTGTCTTTTGAACTGGCCCAAAGTCTTCTTTACCTGTTTCAGTTCCAAATAGTTTGTAAACTGATGCCATAATTTTAAAATTAGGCAAACGAGTATTAAAAAACTCTTTTATATCATAATTTTCTTTTATGGTTTTAATTAAATTGAATTTTTCATTGTTTAATCTACGATTAGACAATTTTCTACGACTTTTCACCACCGCCTCGACTAATTGAGATGCGTGTGAATCGTTTTTGTATTTTTTTTCTAATAAAATTGAATACAATTCATATTCTTTCCCTAATTCAGTATTTTTATTAAAGAATTCTTTAAATAATGCTACTGACTTAGGGCTTTTTGTGTCATTTAACACGTCAACTGTAATTTGGCGTGATAAAAGTTCATAAAGAATTGCTGTATTCTTTATTTTATTATGTTTAACATATAAAGACATTTGAGCTCCAAAGTATTTCTTCTAATTGTAATAATAAATATAAAACTATTAAGAAATCGGTATTAATCTACTCCGTTTTCTTTCTTATATTCATCATATTCTTTTTCCATTTCGTCTGCTTTTTTGGTTTCATTAATTATATCCTTTGACTTTTTACCCATTGTTTTCTTTAAGGCATCGAAGTGTGCTAATGCAAGTGGTCTTCTGTTCTTGGTTTGTTTCCCTAATGGGTCACGTCCTCTTGCTCCACTATCTTTGAATGGTTTGTTCATTTCCTGTGGTCGTCCACCTTGTTGGTCTTTTGGTCGTTCATCTTCTCCGTCATCAAATGGGTCAAATATAGAACCTGCTATGGTATCAGGTGGTGTTTGAGCATCGTCTGCGCCGATACCCACTGCTGCCATATCACTTGGTGTTCCAATTGCGTCCCCAGTTTCTTGTGGGTCATTACCTTCCATTTCAATTTGTGAGTGTCTGAACTTCTGTTTTTGGTCTTCAATAATTTGTTTTTCTATTTCTACCTTTTCATCATCTGAAAATTTAAAAATATTATTGTAAACCCAATCAGTAGGTAAAATTTTATCTTGTATCATATCACGAGCTAATGAAACTTTTTGTCCGAACAATTCAATCTTCTCTTGTTCATACATTGTTGATGGACTTGCTAAGTTCAATTCAAAGTTTACTAAGTCTTCATCTGTATATCCTTGTGAATATAGATGAACAACTGCAATCTTTGTTAACTCCGATGTTATAATTCTTTGTATTCTTTCTATGGTTCTGGCAAATCTTACATCTTCTGCTGCTAAAGTTGCTTTACCACCGACATTTTCATCAAACCCTAAGAATGCTTTCGGAACTCTTAGTGATGCTAATAATTTGTTTTTCAAATATTCAATGTCTTCTGTTGAATCATAATCAATACCACCTAATTCTGATATTTCAGTTCCACTATCTCCACCACGAACTGGCATAAAGAAGTCTTCTGTTAGGTTTTGCATATTGTATTTTAAATTATATTCACCTGTTGCTTCGTCAATGATTGGTGTCTTCTTCATCTTGTTGATGATTCTTTGCATATAGTTATCGACTTCTGCTGGTGGAATATTTCCAATATCAATCTTGAATACTCGTTTAGAAGGTGCTCTCATAATTCTGTGAATTAACATTGCGTCTTCCATTAAAGTTAATTGTTTCCAAATCTTTCTCGTAGATTCAATCATTGACTTACCATAAGGTAAGAAGTTACTATCGTTTGCTAATCTGAAGTGAGCGACTTGAAAGTTTTCAAATTCTATCTTCTTTTTAGAACTTGCGGCTCTATTACCAAAATATGGATGTGCACCCTCGATTGACTCTAAATAGAACTTTGTATAATAAGGATTCTCTGGGTCTTCTCCCTCTGCCCTTACGACTTCATAAGGTGAAAGTGGAACTACGTTCGTAACACCATACTTCTCATTAATGTCTAAGTATAAATAGAAGTCACCATACTTAACCATATTACGAACCCAAGGCCATAGATTGAACTCAATGTTCATTATGTCATAAAATAAATTGTTTAAAATTTCTTTGATGTTTTCGTTGTCTGTTTTAATATCTACTACTTGACCATACTCGCCTTTCATAGTTGATTCATCGGAATATATATCCAATGCACTTGATATGATTGGGTCTGAATCCATTGATTCATAATCTTTAAATAGTCCCAATCTCGCTGCCATAACCTGATGAACGGTTGAATATCCTGTCCCTACTAAATCTAAATTGGTATGCAATTTAGAATATCTATCGACAAGATGACTCTTGACTTGATGTTGTATTTGGTCTGTATCGGCTATCTTTAATTTTTTACCACCGACATTTCTCACGATTACGTTTGTACTGAATAATCGTTGTAGTCTTCCAAATAATGTTGTATCTGCCATAATTACCTCACTTTATAAGAGCCAGTCTAATGACTCTTTCTCTTTTCCTGTATCCCACTCCCAACTATCATTTTGATTATCGTTAGGTGTGTATAAACCCTCATTATCCATCATCTTGGTGAGAGTCTTTTTTGTTAATTCTACTCCTTCAGTTCGTAATCTTAATGCTGTATCACGAACCCACAAAGCAATAGCAAAAGACATAACTAAATCATCGTTATATCCTCTCATAGCTTCTGCTCTATTATTAATATAGACGAAAGTTAATAGTTCATCAATCAAACGATTACTACGAACAACTACACTTTCCTCTCTAAAAAATTCTTCTAACTTACTAATAATTAGTGGTCTGGTCTTAGAAGTCGTTGAAAAACCCGCCACCATATTTCTTTCTTGTCTGTTGATTCTGTTGTTCATTTGGTGTTGAACATCAACATATTGTAAGTCTTTACTTGTGTAAAATAGATTAGGATAATCCCTATCTATTACTTGTTGGATTGTTGCCCAACCAATATTATTATTCTCTATAATAAGTATCGCATCATTATATTCTGTTGCTATACTTACCAACATATTTCCAAAATCTTTTGTATTTATTTTACCTTTATACTCTGCTACTTGTTCTAAATTATCCACATCAATAACGTGAAAAGCAGAATAGTCTGCACTATCACCTCTACCTACATCAGCACTAACTACATAAGTTTTTGAGTAGTTTGGTGGTTCCCATACCCAACAATTACTATCAATTCCTCGTCTTTCCATTGGGTCTTGAACACATCGTGTTCTTAAATTATCCAATAGTGTTGCGTCAATTACTGAAGTACCAGAAGTTAAAAAGTCACAATCACATTCTTGAGCTGCGTTTCCTATTCCAAGTAATGTATCTTGTTCATCTCTCCAAGCTTGTTCTCTATCGGGATGAACCGTCCAATGTAATTTAATTGTATTGAACATACCACGACCTTCTTCAGCCTCTACCCAAGTTTTGTGGAACCAATTACCCACACCATTTGGTGTTGACAATGCAATACATTGACCACCAGTTGTTAAGGTAGATTGTGCTGCTGTCCATATGTCATCAATCTTATCAATGAATGCCGCCTCATCTAATATCAATAATGATAGAGCTTCTGAACGAGCGGCTTCAGGACCTGATGATACTGCTTTAATCTGTGAACCATTACGATATCTCAGATT